TGCTTAAACTTTTGTGGGAACATGGCCGAGCGATCTGCTTTGCCGATGGGTGGTTTGAATGGAAGAAAGAAGGCGACAAGAAACAGCCCTACTTCATTCACCGGGCAGACGGTCAGCCTATTTTCATGGCTGCAATCGGCAGCACGCCGTTCGAGCGCGGCGATGAATCGGAAGGTTTCCTGATAGTGACATCTGCAGCTGACAAAGACCTGGTGGATATTCATGACCGCCGGCCACTGGTTTTGTCAGCAGTAGCAGCAAGGGAATGGATGCGTCAGGACGCTGGAGGGAAAGAAGCTCAAGAGATAGCGGCCGACGGCGCTGTACCAACCGACAAGTTTATCTGGCATGCTGTGGCCCGTGATGTTGGAAATGGAAAAAATCAGGGGAGAAAATTGATAGAACAAACAGATATATAATCTGCAGTGCTTTTGATGCGCACTTTATATTTTGTTCAATATTATCTTACTTTAAGAAAGAAATATATTTGCAGCCATCGGACCACTAAGTCCATTTATACGATAAAATTCAACACGAACACCTGGCTTTAACGTTTGGCTTTCACTATTACTTAATGCAGAAACATGCAAAAAAACATCTTTTCTGCCATCTGATGGGATAATCAATCCCTTTCCGCTCTTGAAGTCAAAACTTTTGACAATTCCTGTCATTTTACGAGACAAATATTTTCCTAATGGTAATCCAGATTTCACTATACAGGATCAGTTAATAATAGCTAACACTATTTTAACGGCCTTCTAGAAGGCTAAGATAAAATTTGCTTAATCATTCAACACGTGCCTTAATGGTTTGGCTGATTCGGTGCGATGATGAATCTAACTTTTCCAAAAGCCGTTCTCATAACTAGGTGTTATCTCTGATATCCCTCCTCTTGAGTCCATACATATACCAGCATACGTTTCTTATCATGAGCTTGCTTGTCAGTTTGAAATGTTCAAACGGAGTTTGTATGTCATCTAAAATCATAGGTCTTGTTAAGTGGTTTAACGAAGATAAGGGGTTTGGCTTTATCTCCCCACTCGATGGAAGTAAAGATGTTCTTGTTCACACTTCTTCCCTGCTGGGAGAAACATTTAATACTCTTTTTGAAGGACAAAAAGTCAAATTCGCTATCATAGCTGGAACTAAAGGTCCAATCGCTGCCAATGTAACACTTTGCGATAGATAATTTTTAGATGGTTTGCTTAAGCCAGCATGACTTTATCAGTGAAAGGTGATGTTCGGTTACTCACATCATTACAACAGGCCAGCATATTTACTTACCATCAAGTTTGCTGACCGATGTGATGAAATGCAGGACTGCTGCATGAACAGTCTCAAAGCAGAAGCTAACTGCTTATAAAATACTAAAGTGCGTAAGAGGTTAGGCAGCCTCCAAAAGCATCACTTCTTATTTTTTTAATAATTTTTTTAGAAGCGCTGGGAAGATTTGAACAAAGCACAGCAGTATGGGCACACCAACTGAGCCCCCTTTTGTACACGATTGTAACTATGTTCGGAATCTTTTGAGCAGTTTGGACAAGGACATTTTACTAAATAATTTCGGCGGAATTGAGTGTTTTTACGTGCAGACATAGACTTCTCCAGTTCAAATGGACCGTTACAGTACACGTTAAGAAAGTATAATGCTTGTTTTAATTTCGAAAGAGGCAAAAAAAATGAACAAACAGAACCCTTTCGACCACCTGCAGGGGCTAGAAACCCGCAAAATACATGGTGATATATGAAAAAAGTAATCATTTTTTTTAATGGTAAGCCAAGTAAAGTTATCACTGTGCTTAAAGGTGTGACATCAATACGCGAAGAATATCCTAATGGAGAAGTGATAAACCTTCAGATAATGTCAGCAGGTTTTCCCTCTTTAACAGGTGACCATGAAGTGGTCCATGTGGCATCAGATCGAGAACTTACCTCTCAGGAAATATTAGATGCGGCGCAGAAGTATCTTTGACGCTAGGGATTCAACGCCGACATTCATGAAATCATTATTATAACTACGTTTAATTATTATAGCCTGCTTAACGCAGGTTTTTTTACCCCCACACAAAAATTTATAATTAAGACATGTACATCCAACACCATGGCAATATGACTTTATTGCTGAGGCAACCATAAGGCTTCCATGAAAATCCTGCATTACACAGTATTAATAGTTCTTGAAGCCCCATTCTCAGATAATAATATCAACCCTCTTATCTTGGGTCTCTTACATGACCGGAACTATTCAAGTAAGTCAAACCGAGGTGTCAAACTTCCATCCCATGCATTCATTGGTTCAGAGGGTCAGGCAGTTTTAGAGTGGGAGTCTGAAAAAGATGGAGCAGAAAAACTAAAAAAAAGACTCTACCAGATGCTGCATGGAATTACACGTTTAGAAAAATCTCCCACAGCAATTTTTCTAATGATTTGCCCAGAAGATAAAACCTTAACCTTTGTCTCAAGACTTAAAGTAAAAAAATGAACATCGATATTTTAACCTTCACCATCTGAAAATTCCGTGACCGTGAAATCCGCGAAAGAAAATCATGAGGCACATCAGTAAATATTGTATCATTTGCTAAGCATTGCTGTTACATTCGGTTTAATGATGAATCCTCCTCAGCGGCAGGGCTAATTAACCTGATGATTTGTATATCCAGCGGCTCATCGTGAATTTCTGAAGCAGCGAGTCACGAGTGGTTAGTTCAATGACTCACCGGGAGGCACCCGGCATCATACCCATAAGCCCCTGTATAATTGCAGGGGCTTATTTACATTACAAAAGCATAGTAGTAGGCATATTAATCTTAATACTCATAGCCGATAATTAGGTTCGAATGAATATACCGTTTAAAGGATCATCTAACTTTTATTAGGTCTGAATACCTCGTAGTATATCGTGGAGATAACATATCCCGTTTCATCTGCCACTGCTGCTGTATGCCCTGCCCGGCAAAATAAAGCGTTCCCTTTCCATCTTTCCCGTTCAGATAATCCAGAACTTCCATCAGCCTCTCGCTACCAGCACGCGGCGCGTTCTCATCGAACAGGTTGAGCTGGGCCACGCCTTGGCTGAAAAAATCCCCAAGCATGATCCCTGCCTTCTGGTACCGGTGGCCATCCTTCCAGATTTTGTCCAGGCACTTTACAGCGGCGTTGATGATGTCGCGTGAATCCTGAGTGGGGGTAAGAAGCTTCATGGACGCACTGTTACCGTAATACGGCTCGTTAAACGCAAAGGGAGAGGTTTTCACGAACGCAGAGATAAAGCGGCAGTACTGATGTTCACCCCGCAGTTTTTCAGCACCACGGGCAGCATAGCTACAAATAGCCTGGCGCATATGTTCGTACTCGGTGACGCGTTCGCCAAATGACCGGCTGCAGACGATTTCCTGTTTTGCTGGTGCAAACTCTTCCAGATCAAGGCATGGTTCTCCGCGTAACTCCCGAACGGTTCGCTCGAGTACTACGTTAAAGTGCTTCCGAATAATCCACGTACTCTGTTCTGAGAGGTCCAGAGCCGTTTTGATGCCTATGGCGTTCAGCTTCTTACTGATGCGCCTGCCGACGCCCCATACATCCTCTACAGGCACGATCGCCAACAAGCGATGCTGCCGGTCGATATTAGACAAATCAACCACTCCCCCTGTCTGCCGCTGCCATTTTTTGGCGGCATGGTTTGCCAACTTAGCGAGTGTTTTTGTCTGCGCAATGCCAACCCCGACAGTCAGATGCGTACGCTTCAGAACCGTAGCGCGGATTTCTTTGCCGAACTCCGTCAAGTCCCGGCAGTTGCGAACACCTGTCAGGTCGCAAAATGCTTCGTCGATACTGTAAATTTCGACGCGAGGGCTCATTTCTTCCAGCGTGGTCATTACCCGGTTCGACATGTCTGCGTACAGCTCGTAGTTACTGCTGAAGCAAACAACACCAGCGCGCCGGAAAAGCTCCTTTTGCTTAAAGAATGGCTCTCCCATGGTAATTCCAGCCGCCTTAGCCTCTGAGCTGAGCGCGATTACGCAGCCATCATTATTCGAGAGAACAACCACTGGCCGTCCTTTCAAATCGGATCGAAATACCGTTTCGCATGATGCGTAGAACGAATTCACATCACAGAGCGCAAACATACTCAGCTCGCTGATTTGACGATAAAAGTAACAACGCCGAAAACGTCCAGTGTATCTTCGCTGCCTAAAACAATCGGACTGTAGGCGCCGTTCAGAGGATTGAGCTGCACTGTCGGGCGCAGCTGCAGGCGTTCAACAGTGAATTCCCCTTCCACCGCGGCAATGACAATGTCACCGTGCTCAGCCGTGCGCGAACTGTCCACCACCAGCAAATCACCGTCGCTGATCCCGGCTTCGATCATTGAATCACCCGCTGCTTTGACGAAATAGGTCGAGCTAGGGTGAGCGACAAGTAACTCATTGAGATCAATGCGCTGTTCAACGTAATCCGCCGCGGGGCTGGGGAATCCGCATTGAACTAAGTCACTGAAAAGTGGAAGCGTGAAAGTTTCGCTAATTTCTGTAGGCCTAATGAATTCCATGATACTCACCCCAACAGCTGTATTTATATACAGCATTATTAGATAATCGCTAAGATCAAGTAATTCTTGTAGAGGACTCTATAAGTGATTGAGTGTTATAATGTTTTGGATATACTCCCAGGGTAAGCACATTTTAGTGATGAGACTACTCTCATTGTGAATAAGAGTTTAAAATGATGATTTGTGGCGAAATTGAGAGCATAAAATGAATTTATCAAAAAATAAAATGGATGGAATCACTATATTAAGATTCTTTGCTGCGTTTTATGTGTTTATTTTCCATATAAACATGCGAAGCCCTCTGGATTTTGGTTCGCATATAAATAAAAGCATATCAAATGGTGCGATCGGAATGAGTGTGTTTTTTATGCTCTCCGGATTTGTACTCACTTATAATTATTATAATTCCCAATTGGTTGATTATTTTAAAAAAAGACTGGCGCGAATTTATCCTGCTTATCTATGCTGTGGGGTTCTGTCTTTTCCATTTCTTTTTACAGATAACCTTACCGCAGGGCAAATTATCGCATGCATAACTTTATATTTAGTTTGTATGCAAGCGTGGATATATCAATCATTTAGTCTCTGGAACTTCGGTGGGACATGGTCTGTTTCAGTTGAGATGTTCTTTTATTCTTTATTCCCTTCCATTCTGAAACTAATAACAAAAAACAACGTACATCTTTTAATTCTATTTGCATACATATTTTCAGCAGCACTCGTCCCCGTATCCTTGATAATAGGCGGGCCAACTGTAAGTTCTGTTTACTATGCCACGCCAATATTCAGGTTTCCAGAGTTTATTATTGGTATCTGTGCTGCCTTTTATTTCCTCCACGGCATGAGAATTAAACACAGTGTGTTTTTTATTTCGATAATTGTATTTTTTTATGCCACTAGCTTATCTAATGTAAACATGGATACGAACTTTCTAATCACCCCCACACTTGCTGTTATAATATCCTACCTAGGTGAATTAAAAGTAACAAAGAACATATTTACATCAACCTTGGTGTATCTTGGAGATATAAGTTATTCATTTTACCTGATGCAACTTCCACTATTGATGTATTTGGATCGAAATCCAGATTCCATTTTAAGAACTCACGGTTTTATCAGCTGGATTTTAGCTTTTTCCTTAAATCTTTTTATGGCCGCGACATGCTGGCATTTCATTGAGCGTAATAAAGCTTTGAAATCTCTTTTTTTGAAAAGAACAGTAAGGGCATAGCTAAAATATCCTGCTGAACTGATTGTAGTACGAGGCACTTGATAAATTAGTTTTGTTGAGTGCCTCGATAACTTAGATTCTGGTACTGTCTGTATCCAGCCCACATCCATTCATACGCTCAAAGGGATTCAATAAAAAATATTTTCATTTTAAGAATTTTGTTAAACAATTAATTTGAGCGAGTTCCCCATACATTTTTGCTACTGTTCTTTGCCATTTCTACACGAACACTCACAAACTGATCCGCTGGAATATCAACGGGGTCGCCATCAGCTAATCCTACACGATCATTTCTGGCAAAAGCAGGAGCTGATGGATGGGTTCGGTGATACGTTTTTACCAGCACAGAGCCGTCGGAGTTAACATCATAATCCAACCATATTAATGGCTGTTTATTTCGGTCCGAAGGAATCTCAAAACCTCCATCGATTCCCCCCCAGACTCCGTCAGAGTTAAGCCCCATACAACCATCGATGATATATTCCCCTATCGCCAATCGTGTAACTGAACAACCTTCAGACTCTGCGTTTGTCTCATAGGCCCCGTCGGAAAAAATTTTAATAACAGGTGATGCTTGTTTTATAAATCCATTACTATCAACTATAGTGTTTCTGGTGTCACGAGTTGTTACCATGGGGGTTAATGTTCCGTTAAATACCCCCTGCCAGCATAAACTGCCTGAATTACCAGTTATTGTGAATGGTACAAAAAACAGAGTGCGATTTTGTTGATTACCAAGACTCAGACTTTGAGCATATGCATACCCTGTTCCGTTTTGTGAAGGATTTGGTCCCCCGGTATTTAACGTATAGTCACTCGCTGCCGTACACCAGCCATTCCATATGGTAGTTAAAAAATTAAATCCTGAAACTGCACTTCCAGCTACCGGAAACGGAGATGAAAAGTCAGGGTAAATCAGCTTTTGTTTAAGTGGATAAATATTGCCCGCATCAGAACCGATCACCAGTCCAAGGTTAGTGCGTGCACCTGAAGCGGTTTTTGATCCTGTCCCACCCTGCTCAACAGACAAAGCAGTAGTAAGTCCTGTAAGGGACGTAATGTCACTGTTTTGCCCTTTTGCCGCCTTGCCTGAAAGAGATGAGGTAATGCTATTCCAAGCTGGGCCCGTCCATGTCGTTCCATCCGGCAGAGTTACCGTTACATTGCCAGTTTCAGAAAAAATGCTTTGCCAGTTATGTTTGTCGTAATTTAGTCCACGCAACGCTTCAGCACTTTGCGCCACCAGCGCGGCAGTTACCATATTCAGCGCCACACGGGGGACGGCTGACCAGGCAGCGCCGGATTGCGTTGGCCCGGTGAAGTTGCTGACAAGCGTAAGCTGCGTGCCACTGTCGACCGTTTTCACTGGCAGCGTATACGGCACCCCGCCCACAGTAGAGACAATGAAGTCAGCTGCGGAAAGTTCAGTAGTAAAAGAGGTTCCGGAACCGCCAACAATAGCGGAACCATTTGTCAGAGTTATTGTTCCTGCCGACATATAGGACTCCTTAATTCAGAAAATAAAAAACCCGCCGAAGCGGGTTCTTGTTTTGTTCATTTTGTACAGGTCGAGCCGGTAAAGTTGTTTTTACTTACCCATCGCCAGTTGAAAGGATATCCAGCTTTGTATTCAATCTGATTTGCTACTCGCCTCACACCATAGACCTGAACAGTCTGTTCTTGTCCACCGACAACTATTACGGCCTCACATACTGGATTCTGCTTCTCAAGGAGATTGGATGAGCAAGCAGAAAGAAGACTGCAAAAAAGAAACATGACTGATATTTTTTTCATTATTTTGCCCTGAGGTAATTATTTTTATAAAAATTAACCTGACGGGGAGATTAATGAAAATAGATTAAACAGATCAATATCAATACATCGATCGTTTTAAACGATCATTTAATCAAATGCAGCCGTATTGATAGCGGTCAAAGAAATTCCTGTGTTGGTTCCTCCACCTGGTGAGCCAGTTCCGGTAGATGTACCACCTGCGTTTATTCTCGTACTGCCACCATTAAACCTACACGATGAATAGGCATTTATAGTGTAGATAGTTGGGGGCTGAGTGGAGTTATTAACGATAATCGTCTGACCAAGCTGAGCCGGAGCGACAGCCCACGACCCGGACAGTGTCTGGTCAATGTTAATCCCACCGCTTGCACCAAGACTCCCCACAGTTTGTAGATCAGAAAGCACCCTTGATTCGTTCGTCAGAACAAGCTTACCGGAGGCATCCCAGATAGCAAATCCCCACGCAGGAAGTGTTTGAGGAAATATTGCAAATACATATGCTGTAAGCGTAAAGCTCTGGTTATAGGGATTTACGCCACTAATATAGACATTTCCTCCGATGCGATATGACATGACGGGTGTCGGCTGCGCCGTATCAGTAGTTTTGATAAACACCATTACCGGATAATCGGCAGGCACCGAAAGATATTGTGCCACCTGTTGGGAGCTGCCATTAGCTGAGGAATTAAATGAGTATTTCCCGTAGAGGCAGAAAGGCGTTGATTGCGGAGTGACGAAGGGATTCCCATTATCCATTAAAATCATTGCGCCAAAGTCAGACACTATGCCTTCTCCATAAAAATGATCAGCTCACATTTTGAGGCTGGATAATTACCAAGCCCAGTGTCAGATGCGGGCGTCACAGTTATTGAGTTACCTGCTGCAACTATTCTGCGCCCTACGCTGTTACCTCCTTCATCAAGAGAAACAACAAAACCAACTTTAAAACCTGTTGGTACAGTGAAACTCCAGGAACCTGAGTTCTGACCTGCTGCAAGTGGAATGCGGCCTACTACCGATACTGGTTTAATGCCATAGTTATTAGGCCTTCCGCTGGCATCCCATGTTTGTATTCCCCATGACATCAGAATACTCCTGTCAGTTTTCCAATCTGTACGCGCAGGACGCCGTTCGCATCCCTGATGCTGTCAGTAACGTTTGTGGTCTTTCTTGCGCCCTGCCCGTCACTGCCGTAGTTTTCCCAAGTACCCCCTTTATCCAGTTTCCATCCGGATTGTCCGGCAACGTAATTATTGGACTGGATGAAGTTGCCGATTTTGGCGTTGCTGATCGTGCCATCCTGAATAAAACCAGAACTGATAAAGACCTGACCATTAACCACCGCGAAAGGTGAATACTGGGTATCACCATTGCCACTCATCAGCACGAACTGATTAGCGTTAAAACCAACACGGGTAACTACCGGTTTCCCGGCCTCAGCAAGCACAGCAATCGACATCCCGGCGTTGTACATCACGCCGTTTATCCTTACCCCTGTTTTGAGGGTGTAGATTGCCGAAGCGCCGGAGGCATCGACGACGGCTGTAAGCTTGTCTTCCAGGGACGCGGTGACGTTGTCGATCTGCGCCTGCACCTGTGTCGACATTTCGGCCATTGCCCTGTCCACCTCAGCAATAGTCGTTTTCACAACCAGAATATCGGCTCGAACCTCTCCGTATTGCGCCCATTGATGTTCAACTGTTCCGTGGTTGGCCAGCGCGTTCTGCATTGTGGCTTCAAGATTGGTATCAATATCGCTGGTCAAGCGGTCGCCGTCGGCCGAGGTAAGGAAATCGTCTGCGATTTCACCCAGATAATCATCGGCGTTATCGTTAGACATCCCCCTGATCCAGTCGGTATAACCGGACTCGTTACCCGTTCTGTCTACCAGTTGCGCGCGATACCAGAACTCCTGCCCGGCTTTTAGCCCGAGCTGGGTATATTCAGTAGATGGATAAGGTACGTCCGATAGCAGCAACGGATCGGAAAAATCGCTGTTGGCCGTGTACTGGATTTCTGTTTTGAGTGTATCGCCGGTGTTTCCCGGGAACCCCCAGTTCAGACGAATACCCCAGTTGATGGCCGTAGCCATAAAGCCCACTGGCTTGGGCGGATTGCCCACTTTGCCGGTCAACGTCTTCTCTTCTGAATATCCCCACCCGGAAGAAATTTCCGCTGCGTTGATAGCTCGCACGCGCACCAGGTACCGTCCGGCGTAAATCCCCGGGACGTCGAATGACGTGGTGGAGCTGCGCGGCACGTTAACCCAGTTCCCGTCGTTGCGGCGCCACTGCGCCTCATAGGCGATGGCATTTTGTGCCTTGTCCCAGCTTACGCGCATGGTTTCGACGCTGATATTTTGCTGAATCACCGAAAACGAGCTGATCGCGATGTTGACTGGCGGCGACTGATTACCTGGAGGGATCACACTAACCGGCCGCTGGTCAATGATGGCACCCGTATCGATTCGGGCGTATTTATCCGGATCGTGATTTGCACCCGTGATGGTATATGTCCCGTCATTGTTATCGGTGACACTTATTACCCGGTACTGCTGCGCATAGAGTTCATCAGATTCAATAACCCATACACCCTCAGCCTGCGGAGGTTCACTAAAGGCGGTTGTCACGGTAACCATTTCGCCGGACAGGGACTGAATCGTTCGGGATTGGGTGATACCCGACGGCAGGTTTACCATTATCCTGTCACCGGCCTTAGCACTTGGCACCCGGTCAAGTTTGAGGACGCGACCATTAACCGCGGATAATCGACCACCTAAATCTCGGCCAGAGATATTTCGGTCAGCGACAGCAATTATGTAGCCAGGCTGAGGGATATTGCCGTCCAGACCAACCTCAAGCGTTACAATCCTATCTTTATTGTTGGTCAGGATCCCCCAGCGCCCTTTTCTGTTAGCCTCTGACTGCCGGGTGCAACCGATGGCGGTGATCTCAAGCTGGTTGAAACCATAGCGCGCCACCAAAGCCTGCTCGAAGACGGGCTCCATTGCATCAGCATACCCATTTGCCGGATCAGACCAGGATACAAGAGCGTTCGTGTAGCGACTTTTGGTTGTGCTGCTGGAATACACAAATTTGCCGTCAACGACATTAGCTTGCGTGTAGGTAAAATCGACATCTCTGGGCATGTCTGCAAGGGCAACAATCTGGTCGTCTCCCCAGTAGGTCATGCCTCGGAAAATGGCGGCGAAGTCACGCAGGACGGTGTAAGCGTCATTCCGATCCTGAATGTATACGTTGCAGGTGTAACGAGGTTCAGTTCCGCTCCCCCCCTTACCATCCGGTACCGGTTGATCACAATACTGAGCGACCTGATAAAGCGTCCATTTGTCGATATTGGCTGCCGTTAGCCGATTACCAAGGCCGAAGCGGTCAGTGACCACCAGATCGTAAAATATCCACGCAGGGTTATCCGTCCATGCCCACTTAAAAGCGCCCGTCCAGATGCCGCTGTACGTTCGTGTTTCGGGATCATAATTATCGGGCACACGAATAACACGCCCGCGGGGCTCGCAGGAAATTTGCGGAATTGAGCCATTGAACTGGCTCGAATCAAATTCGATGTACAGTAGCGCGGTGTTCGGATAGCGCAGTTTGGCGTCGATTACTTCTGTGAAGCTTTGCAGCGTCATCGTGTCGCCAATCTTCGCGCTATTTGCGTCAGCTGTAATCTTGCGCAGCCTGATGGTCCAGGTGCTGCCCGCCTGAGGTAAATCAATACGGTGGCTGCGTTCATAACCAGAGGTGGTTTTCCCGGTCACGCTAGTATTTAGCACCGTCTGCCAGGTACCGCCATCTGTCTGCAGGTCAATTGCGTAGTTGACCGAATAGCCAACCAGATCGCCATCATCCTCCTGTTTGAAGAGAGAAGCCCATTTTAGACGCAGGCGAACAGCTGAAAGCTGCGTATTGGTGAACGTGCGCGTCCACGCTGTAGAGCTGGAAACTTCGGAACCTACATTAATTTCATTTTCGGTACCTGGGATCCCTTGAATGTATTTTTGCGCCTGAGTTCCAGAACGAAACTCCCACGCCACACCGCTGAAGTTCTGTGAACCATCTATGTTCTCAAGTGCGGTGCCATCAAGATAAATATCGCGCGCAGTAAGGCCACCAGCAAACTCCCCCTCTCCCAGCGCGAGAAGGATTTTTGCCTTGGCTACTGACTGCAGATCGTCTGGCTGTTCTGTAGGAGTTCGTGAACTAGAGCTGCCGCCCTTGCGGCCTTTAATAGCGGTTGCTGTAGCCATATTGCGCCCATAAAAAAAGCCACCGGGAGGTGGCTTATTGATAAATCTGTTTACTGTTGGTCTTCTACATAGATACCGGCGGAGATGATTGCCCCACCTACGCGACGCCGACCGTATAACAGTGGTACCGGATTACCCTGAGCGGTTGTATTAGTAACACCGCCAAATGCATAGCTGGCCTTATTGTCTGCCGATTGCTTGCTGGCAAGTCCGGTTGTCTGTGGTGAGAGCATTTGTACGACACCGCCAAGGGCCATCGCAGCGCCAAATTGCATTAGAGGAACGCCGACAGCACCACCGCCAAAGTATGACGCCACAGCACCAACTGCGACCAAAGCCACGCCTAAGATGGTCTGGAATACTCCACCACGTTTACTCCCGAGGATAACCGGCGCAATACGGATATCAGCACTACTCTGATCCATAGAGAGTTCGTCATCGTTCAGGTTACGCTTTCCACTGAATACAGCGTAAGTAAGCCCACGCTGCTTGCTGGTATTCAAAAACCGCTCGAAGCCTGGCACGATAACGCACAATGCACGGATGGCTTCTTTTGGTGATGCTACAGAAAGTTGGAATTCTCGGCCAAACGTACTACCTAGAACACCGTACAGGCGAATGGTACGGACGGATTCGCACATTATCCCTCCTGCATGATTAGGCTTTTATGCCTGACAATTTTCATGGTTCTCTCCATCCAGTAACCTCCATATGGCACACGTTGACTGAGGTGACCATAAAGATGATGGAGAAGCATGTTCCCCTCCAGCAAGATCCCTGAATGGTTCCACTTATTCGATTCCACCTGCATGATGATCAAATCGCCCGGCATTGGTGATCCACTGAATTCTCGGAAGCCACATTCATCCCAGCAATCCTGATAGAAATTATCCGGATAGGATTCCTCCCACCACGGATAATCAACACGGTAATCCTGAAGTTCGACATCATGCTCCTGCCGGAAATAGCTCATCACCAGCCCCCAACAGTCGTAATGTCCGAGCACAAACGGGCGCCCGAGCAGCGGCAATTCTCCGCGGGGAGTAATGGTACGAAAGTCTCCTTCCGGCCAACTGACAATATGCCAGGGCAGCAACGTTGCATCGCATTGAGCCTTGTCCAGTTCGCTTGGTTGGGTCGTCGCGTCAGGGTGACTATGTACGATTCCCGTTATCGTCCCCCAGTCTTCAGCAGCGGCGTAATCCTCTGGTGAAAGGTGAAACTGTTCCGTTGATTCAGCAGCCAGATTACGGCATGGGAAATAGCGTTCCACCCGGCTTTTCTGCGCTATCACGCCGCAGCATTCGTGGGGATAGTCTTTCGCAGCATGCGCCAGGATGTCCTGAATTGTTTTCTGACGCATGTTAACTCCTGATCAAAGATGTTCCTGGAAAACCACCGAAAGGAAGTTCATTGTGTTCACCAAACCGAAGCTTGCAGGCGGTGAGCGTGCCGTTGCATTCATCCAATGAGGGATCGCTTACCGGATTGTTGTTTCTGTCGAAGTAAAGCGTGCCGGCATAATCGCACCCATCGCCGGTGCGGTACCTATTCCGGATGCACCATGTGCAAAGGGAATGCAGCTGTCTGGTCGGAATCATCAATCCCTGCAGATCCATCGGGCTTGTAAGAACAAACTCGATACTTTCACCGGGAAGCTCGCTATTTTTACCGTCGATATAGAAAACCCGCTTCCTCACCTGCAAGGGATCTGCTGTTGGATTTCCATCAGGGAAATTACGCGCATCCAGGTAATGCGCAAAAGTGTCATGAATCGTAACTTTGGCCTGCAGCATATCGTCATAGGCCAGACAGAGCGCAGTGATAGAGCTGTCAACGTTGGCAACGGTGAGCGTCGGCTGGGCGCTACTGCCATCTGTTGAAGCTTCCAGTCCCTCGAGCTTATATGGCCAGACACCATACTCTTCGCCCTGCCACCAGATACTCTTCGCCTTTAACTTTGATTCGTCGCCACCAGCAGCCGCAATCTCTTCTTCAGTATGCGGGAGGTTATAAGCGTGAAAGCGCAGAACGTCGTCCAGACCAAACGCAGAACCGTCTACCTCAAGAAGACGTATTTTTTGACCCGGTTCGAGGCGTTGATAATCTTCAGTAATCATGGTGCGTATGCCTGTTTGAAGGTTGCTTTTATGGTCATCACTTTGCTGGATAGCGGCTGGGCTTTAATGGAATCAGCTTCAATCCGGTATAAACCGGTTTCGCCAACAGGAGACGTCCAGATAAAGGATTTTGTGATGTGCTTGCGGCAAAAACTCAGCGCATCGAGCATCTCTGCCTTTTTTCCCGTTAAGGTCATTGGCCATGACTGTTTTCCAGGATTGATGCCTTCACCGGCGATCTGTTCAAAGCCGTCTCCGAAGGATGCAGAGCGTGTTGCGTAAGTGAACTCCCCTTCCATTCCCGCTTGAATCTGGGTTCGCCAGGTAAATTTTTCGATCGCCACCTTTCCTCCGGGTATAAAAAAACCCGCAGAAGCGGGTTTGAAAATAAAACTTAAAAGAGGTTATTAATTCCTTCGACCCATTTCATCACGCATGAAGTCGAGATTAGATTTAAGAGGGCTAGCTTCATTCTTACACTTGTCCAAATTTTCAGCTATTAAGTTCAGCTCCTCAGCACTGTTTGAGTATTTCTCCAAATCCATCACGCTCATGCTGGCATGAACAGCATCTGTACCGCAGTTAACAAGTTGCTTGTTGTATTTAAACATCGCCCATTCGACACCTGCTATTGTCACCGGCACGCCCAATACAAAACCAATTAACCAAATAGCAATTTTTGCTTTCACTGCCAACTCCATGAAAAGTGTTTGTAGAATGTTTTATCGGCCAAGGTATTGAACAACCTAGCGGATTTACGCGTATTTACGCGCATGGACTCATTGGATGATCGTTACGCCTTCTAACGTGATTTCATTGCATTCCAGATCAAACCACCTGGCTGAAGCTGTTTGGCAATCCCAGAACGAACAGACTGATCGATGGTCTGTTTGTAAGCCCGAGAAATAGCATCGTTATTGCCGGAAGTCTGCTGGTGAGTGTTCTGGTTTTGAACGAGCACGGAAGTTTGAACGGTTACGCCACCAGCTGCATTCGATTGCAGCCCATACATTGGGGCTGTGCCAACATAACCACCGTTTGCATACCCCTGAGCTCCACGCATAAGCGCATAGAGATTGCCGACACCTAATGCACTTGTCGCTTCCTTCGTAAACACAAACTCGCCACCATGAACTACGCCTTTCGGTTGGTATTTACCGCCATCTCCCGTGTAGCCGCCTCCATCAAAACCGGGGACCAAACCACCACCTGAGAAACCAAAGAACGCGCCGATACCGGTTCCACCAAACGCTGACTTCATTCCATTAACCAGAGCCAGTTGGGTCAGCATCTGGGCGATGCCCTTGAGGAAAGTGGAAAGGAAATCTGAGAAGTTAGATTTACCTGTTGTGAAGAAATCAGTCAGGGTGCTGGCCATGCCGGTGAATGCGTTGCTGGTAACCGTCTGCATCTGGGAGTAGACATTGGTCGCGCTGTCTTCGAAATCAGCCCAGCCCTTTTTCGCGCCGGTCAACCAGTCGCCACGCAACCTGTCCTCTGCATCATAGTAATCATTCGCCGCTTTAAGCTGCTTCTTATATCCGCCATCATCCAGCGAACCACCTGAATTTTTCCAGCCGGCGGCGAGCTGACTTTTTGCCAGCTCTCGCTGCGCCTGGCGGTCACTCATCCCCGCGCCACCCAGTAATGCGGCCTGTTTCTCAGCCATCTGCGTGACGTATTTCTGCGAGGTATCCATGCGCTTGTTCAGCAGTTCCTGCGCGGAAATCTGATCACCCAACAGGGCTTTCTGCCGCGCTAACTGTAGCACCTGGTCTTTACTCGCGAGCAGAGATTGCTCCTGCTTTGTCTGAGAGCGAGATCGGGAGGCCTCTTCCAGCACCTGAAATTTCGCTTCCGTAGTCCAAAGGTCTTTGCGCTGTTGGCTGATAGTGTCGTTCAGCCCTTTATGCTGCTGCAGCGCGCGTAACTGTGCCTGAAGCGCCAGTAGCTCGGCCTGGGCAGCATCCGTGCTGCGATCGCGAGCCAATAAAGTGCCCTGCTTTCCGGTTTTCGTCTTTTTGCCAAAAGCAGCAACCTCTTCCCGATCCTTCTGGGTGGTTGCAGTACTTATCTTTCTGGTCGTATCGAGGTATTTACCTGCACTGATATCAGCGGCATCCCAGTCTTTTTTCAGCTGAGAGACGCTGTCGCCATAAGCGCTGGCCATTTGTTCGTTGTAGTCCTGCCATCCCTGCAAAGTATCTGTTTTCGCCCAGTCGGGAACGAGGTTAATCGCGGCGGCGATAGAGGATGAAATGATCTGGTTCAGCTTCTGGAAAACGATCGCAACGCTGTAATACATTGCGTTAAATTCCTTCAGTGTGTTTGATGCCAGCTCAGCTACCCACTGACCGATACTCTGCATGGCCTCAGACGCCCAGCCTTTGATATCCAGCCACAGGCGACCAAACGGTGTCAGCGAGTCGTAAGCCTGCTCCCCACGTTTTGCCATCGTATCGCCAAACAGGTCCATAGCCTGCGTAACGGCCGCGGTCTGGTCCTTTTGCTTTATCAGATCGTCAACATGCTTAAGTTGTGAAACGGTCAGGAAATTATATTGTTCGTTGAGACTCTGCAGCGCTTTAACAGGGTCTTTTTCGATGTCCTTATAGGCTTTGGCGATGTCCTGCGCCGAGACTATACCGGTCTGAACCGCCAGCGCCGTGGAGCCCGCCGCTTTTTCAAGTTGCTGCTGTGTCAGCAATCCCATGCCAACCAGCTCAGTCATCAAACTCTGAACGGTTCCTACAGTAGCGCCAGTAGAGGCGGCAATAGACTGAGAGGAAGCCATGATCTGGAGCGCTGACGTGCCGGCAATGTTGCCAGTCCTGATAATAGCCTTGTTAATTTCGTCGTAAGCTGTGAAGTAGTCCGAGCCCGCTTTTGCCGCAATCAGAACGGCACCAGCCAGGCCACCAATGGCCACTCGGGCAGGAGTCACCATCGACAACATCGCTTTCAGAGCATTGCCTACACCGCCAAACGAATCGCGCAGCTGGCCGCCCTGCTGAATGGCTACCATATAAACCGGCATACCGGACGCCAATGAAGTTACGATGTCGGTCATTTGCATTGGTAGATAACGCATCGCGTTGCGGTATTGCCCCGCGCTGATCGCTCCTGAATTCCATGCTTCCTCCTGCTCTTTCAGTCGGGCAATCATCGGTGCAGCACGATCGGACACGCCAAGTTGGGCTGCTTTTAGCTCTAACAATTCTGCGCGCGTTTTTCCGATTGCTGTGACCTGCTCTTCCAGCGAATCGATAAAGGTTTTGCCCGCCGCAGCTGCACGCTGCGCTGCCTGTGCCTGTTCAATGCGAGCCCGCCCCTCTGCGGTCTCAGACTCCATGACCTGCGCCAGTTTAGCTCGGGTCGTCTCAAGCACGCTGTTGTAGCGAGTAAAGTCCTCGTCTCCCACCAGCCCTTTACCGCGAAACTTCGCTAGGCTCTCCTGGATCGTGTCCAGTTCATCCAGCGCCTTGTTGACCGGGCTAATTTTATTCAGCAGGTTCTGCAGCTCCTGGCGCTGTTGCTTCAGGCCTTCGCTGTTTTTCTTTTGGTTATCGATACCGGTGCGGAACGTACTGTTCAGGTCATCCGCTTTACCTGCCGCGGCGGACGCGGTCTCCTGAAAGCGATCCAGTGCCTGATTACCGCGCTCCAGCTCACTGGTATTTACGCGCAGGGAAATCGTGGCGATATCGTTACTCATTCCGCCCTCTCTTTATGCATAATTTTTAGCGCAGCACTTTCCATCACCCGGATGTCCGAAAGCGCGGTTGCCTCGTCGTCGACGTTGTGCAGACGCATCACCCAGGGCAAAACGTTATAGTCGAGCCCGGACACGCCGCCCATTCCCGTTCTCCATTGCGTACTGACAGCTTGAAACACCAGAAATGAAGGCCATACATCTGGCCAGACGTCGATGTATTGATCGTCGTAGTCATCCGGCGTAAGCCCGTAAGGCGCCAGTTCTGCCGCTGTGGGTTCAGGCGTATAGAACGCAGAGGCAACCGCTATTAGTTTTTTTCACGCTGCCCCAGGAGCTCGCGGTAGTAGGTTTCCGGGATGGCCTTCATCGCCGCCGGATAGTTTTCCAGCAGCACCGACAGGTTTTCCGCGTTGAATGCATCGGGAAGTGCCCAGCCAGCAATGATTTCCATCAGAAAATCAGTGGCGGTTTTACCTTCGAGTTTTTCGAGGTCAGCCAGTTCTTTAAGTGGCTTGTGGTTGAACGTGAACGTCAGCACGCCATCCTCATCGCCAGCGCGGGGGATCGAGACATTGGCCTTGAATGTAGGTTTGGGCTGAAGGGTGAATTTGGTCGCCATTGAAACCTCTTAACGAAAAAAAGCCTCCGTGATGGGAGGCATGGAATAGTGAAAGCTCTGACGGGTCAGGCGGCAGCGTCAGTCACCTTGTAGAACGTCATCGCCGGTGACTGCAGGTTCAGCACCACACTTACTGTCTCTACCTCGTTAACCGCAGTAGTTGGCATATCGTCAAAGGACGCCGTGGCCGCCCAGTAACGGTTTTCCTTCGCCTTCGGCACGTACATGTAAGCCGCAACCGTCTCTTCGTCTTCATCCAACTGGCGAAGCAGCGGATATACGGGGAGAGTGGAGTCATGCGCGATCGAGTAGGTCTGAGAGACAGCGGATTTATAGGTATTAAGGTTGCGCTGGCGATCGTCGCTCAGGAACTGAATCTGTGTGGTGTTCTGATCGCCACCAGATTTCGACACCTCAGTAATTTGCGGCAGCTCGGTCCATTCAAGGACCTTGCGGATCGAACCGGTACCGCCACCAGCGGCATATTTGTTTTTGTTGGTGGTATTGATATTGCGAAGAGTTACGGCGCTTTCGGCAATTGCATCAATTTTTGCGATGACGTTATCAACACCGGACCAGTTGCAGTTCACATGAACAATATCACCTACCTTGAGAGCATCCGCTTCACTCACGGTGATCACCATATTTTCGGCGTTCGTCGCCCCGGTGAAAGTAATGGCTGGGCCATAACCCGATGCCAGATAGACGTGAGCGCCGTTAGGCAATGCAAAGCCCATATTGGTTACTCCTTTAGAAACGGGAAAACCGGCAAAGAGCCGGTCGGGTTTAGAAGGTTGTGAGGATTAGCTGGAGATATCAGCTCGGTAATTGAGACTAACGGGAACGGTATAAGAAACAGATGTAGTGATACCGCGGAAAACACCAGGCGTTTGATCTATCCAGCATGTAAAACCCCTGCCTTCAATCTCCTGCCCCTCGGGGAACAATTCAGCCACGCGGTCAGCCAGAGCCGCAACATCGGTACGGCCAGTGCCTGCTAGGGCCACAACGTTAATCTGGTATACACCTGAATAAATGCGGCAGCGCAATCCAAGGTCCAGCGTACGCGGCGTGGCGGGCATGTCATGGACTGCAAGATAGAGCCCATCAGACGGCGGTGTAAAAGGAACATTTTCCCAGGCTACTGGGATCCCTTCAGCATCAGCCCACTCGCCGAGCCTGGCGGCCAGCGCCGCCGCGATATCGGGAATCATTTAGTCACCTCCCTTACTGCTTCCTCAAAAAATCGCTGAAACTCAGCAGCAGTAATGCGTACCATCCCTCCCGGAGCCTGGGAAGAGTGCCCCATCTCCAGTCGATACGCGTAAGGGACGTTGTTGCAGAAATAAATAGCCTTCATCCCGACTTTGAACAGCGACAGCGTGTAATTGCCGGCGGCTTTTGTCAGATTTCCGGTTTTATCGACACGGCCCGTTTCATCTGTGGTCGGTGCATCAAAAGACACCTGCCAGTTGCCCCGAAACCGTCCACCGGTATATCCGGGTGGCGCTTTGATATCCATCCCATCCACCAGTCGAGCTTTCTTCTTAAGCCGTCCGGTTTTAGTCAGGTTGGCAGGGTCCGATTTTTGCGCTTCGTTATGGTCGTATACCGCCTGATTGTAAGAAGCTGCCGTCTGGTTGATGCCCCACAGTTCCGGGTTGCCGACAGGTGACATCATCACCAGTTGATTAAGGATCCGAATGCCGACAGCACGTACGACCGCTTCCTGATTCGCTTTGGCTTTGTCCACGAACGCGGTGATGGCAGTCGTAAACGCCTTATTATCGCCCATGCTATGTCCTCAACTGGGATTTGTAGCAGAGCACCACCGCACCCGGTTTCACGGGGTTAGGTTTAACTACGCGGTGGCTTACGCCGTCCACGACGATCAGATCGCCGGTTTTAATTTCCTTCTCAGCGGTGAAGACAATCCGCACATCGCCGTTTTCAATGACGGTTCCATCAATTTCGCCTGGCGTGTAATCCGTCTTCACTCCTGTGGCGGTGAACTGGATATCATCGGAACGATGCTCCACACCACCGATGACGATTAACGTGCCCTTACGCGTGACGTTGTATGCAATGCCGTTCTGCTTGAGCATACGAGTCGTTGTCGCCTGCATTCGCTGATAGTTGATGGCCATTACGCGCGCTCCGCGAAAGTATTGATTGCATATCCACGCCCACCAGCCAGGTCGCCAAGAATAGCCATTACCGCCGGGTAAGAAGGTGTAAACGCCTCACCATCGGCAACCGCATAGGTCATGGTAACGGCGCCTTCGACACGTTCGGTTTTAACCGCGGCCTCACGAACGCTTGAAAGCAAATCGCCAGCAATTGCCTCGATAGCCAGCATGCATTGTGCGGTGATAACCTGCCGCGGCACCTGGTCGGGTGGGAAGTCGTGTCCATCCAGAATGACATTTGCGCGTGGCCAGGCCAGCGGCTGTCGAGGGTCTGCTTTGGAACCTACCCATTCAAGCCCTTCCAGGTAGTCCATCGCCTTAATCAGTAACGGTGCGAGCTTTTCAGGCAGCTCAACTCCTCTCAGCGTGGCAAATGACGCCAGTTCATCTTCGCTGGCGTAACTGTTTACGTCAGCGGCGGTGATATCAGTAATAATCATCTGAGCATCCGTTGAATGGGGCTTACGCCCCATCGATTAGCCAGCTGCAGGTGCGGTGAAGGTGATCTCATCCGTGGTTTTCGCCACTCCTTCAACCGTGCCGGTTACCGTGAAGGTGCCAGCAACGTCTGATGTGAGTTTGACCGTCGCCCCACCAGCAGAGCCGGTCTGAGAACTGGCCGTGCTAAGCGCGCCGCCCGTTGAACTCCAGACAACGGTTTTGCCGGAAACACCTGCGCCGTTTAGCATGTACTTCAGAGAAATGGTGACCGCATCGGTGCTGTCAGCGGTTGCGGAGGTTTTATCCGCTGACAGCGTTACTCCCCCGCTGCGGATCCCAGCTTAATCAGGACGCCAGCCGTAGATTTGTTGCTGGTGAAGTGCTTCTTCCAGTTACCTGCAGTGCCGATTTTGGTCAGGTCCGGGTTATCACCTTTGGAGGTATCCCAGCTGTAGCCCAGCAGGGCGACATTCACCACGCCTTCAGCACGGTACCCGATCGCCAGGTTTTCCTGATCGTTGATATCGTAGGAACGGAACCCCGGAGCCTGAGACTCAGTAACAGTCACCGCCCCGGTCACCAGCCCGAGAATCGCATCCGCGTCCATGGTGTCGGTCACCAGCACAGGTTTACCCAGCGTACCTGGCTGGCCACCGTAGACCACCACGCCTGCTTCTTCGTAGATTTTGTTGGCGATCGCCTCATCCACGATGTCGAAGTAAGTGGCGGAGTGCATAACGAAGAGCACGACACGGTTGAACTTGTCGCCGTACTTACGCAGGCCGCGTGTCAGGGTCTTCTTGCCGTCTGTTTCGATATCGGCGGTGACCACCATATCCGCGTTGGCGCCAATTGCTGCCGTTAGCGCCTTCAGGCCATATTTCACGTAGCCTTCCAGCGTAGCGTCAGCCACATCAGTGCCGATCACTTCGGAGAACTCGTCAACCGAGCGGCCGCGGCGTTTGAACGCTTCTTCGGTAGTTTCGTATGGACCGTATTTCCACGGCGCTTTGACGGATACGGCTTCACCGGCGCCAATCTTCTTACCCGTCACCTTTTCGGTGGAGTTAACGTCACGCGATTCGATTGAGCCGCCCACTTTGTAGAAAGCTCGCTTGCGGAAATCGCCTTCAATCAGCTCGTTATCCAGCAGGATCGCACCGTTGGAGGACGTGTTGAAAATTGCCAGGTTGTCCTGGCGGCGCTCGAGGAAAGCGGTCTGCGCCAGATCGTCATAAATAATCAGGTCACTATTAACAGTGGTAGACATGGGTTAATCCCTTATTTCGGAAGTTTGAGGAAGGCCTGCTGGCCATGCTTGCGGATGTAGTCCGCTTTGTCGCTGGCGCTCATTTCGGAACGTTTCAGGCTGCCACCGCCGTTTGGCTTGTGCCCGCCCGCGCCAGTACCTTCAGCGCGTGGGAACAGATGCGGAGCCGTCTCCTTAAGAGACTCCGCCCACTCAAGCGGGCTTAGTGGAGTTTTGCCGTCTTTACCGAACAGAACGTCGCCATTTGCATCAACTGCTACGGCCTCGCCTTCGTCGTTGAGCTGGAATGTGCCTTTGGCACGTAGGATCAGATCGTCGGATGCTTCAGGCAGCGCGCCAGCTTTTGAGGCTGCTGCACGGATTGCATCGCCAAGAACCCGGTCCCGGAATTTGTTGGAGAATGCTTCGGCTTTGTCGGCGCGTTCATTTGCGGCTTTAATCTGCTTATCAACGTCAGCACGCAGACGCTCAGTGCGCTTATCGAGCACCTCATCGATTTTTCCGGCGGCAATTAGCTTTGCCTCTTCGTCGTCGGAAAAACGCTGGAGAATGCCGCGCACTGCATCAGGATCGATACCATCAAAGCGAGACAGGTTTTCTTTTTGTTGCTTGATGGTGCCCAGCAGTTCTGAGTTTTTTGATTTCAGGCCAGTGACTTCGCTGGTCACACGCTCATCAATCAGCTTCTGGATTTTAGGAGTGATTTCGATACCGCCACCACCACCGCCCTCACCGCCACTTTCAGGTGCGTAATATTTCAGAAGCATGTTTCTTTTACGCCTATCTTCATGATTCTTAAAGGTATTTATTTTAATTATTTCATCTCTAGTCCATTTGATGTTCCACAAATCACTGCTTGGGGGCTTTAAAAATGGTATCTAAGTAACAGATGGGGAGAACTGAACACTTCATACTAAGAAGTAGATGACATGCAGCGAGCACATTCTATGTGATTCAACAGTGTCTACCGTGCTAAATCTAGCCATGACAATTGCGTGAATGTAGCTGTATCATCATTTCCATTAGAAATGACTTATTGAAAATTTATGAAAGGGACTATGAAAAAAGATTCTGCGACTGGGCCATCATCAATCTATCTTGAACGACACCTTTCTGATGGTGACAAAACCTTCACTGAAACTGCATTACTGCAAGAATCAAAATATATAGTGATTTTAGCAGAACCAGGTGGTGGTAAAACGGAGTTAATGAAAAGTCTTGCTCGAAAATTAGATACAGAGATTATTAATGCTAGCGTCTTAATGTTTGGGGGAATTAGCGATACAAATATTCCACTATTGATCGACGCAGTAGATGAGGTTGCCACAATCGAACAAGGTAGCATTTTCAAACTAATGAGCGAGGTTAAAAAAACAAAGCCAGCTTTAGTGATTATGTCTAGCCGTTCAAGCGAGTGGGGACAATCATCAACAATGGTATTCGAACAATTCTTAGGTTGTTCACCTCTTCTCGTAAGATTGAATGAATTTGATCGACAACAACAGTCTGAGATATTCAAATCTCATACATCAGGTGAAGATTTTCAGAATTTTGAAACAGAAATAAGCCGCTTCAACTTAGAAATGCTATTGCCAAACCCACAATTCTTGAAAATGTTTGCAGACGCCTACATTGAAAGCAATAAGCATTTTAGCGATAAACGTTCAATATTTTCTCTTGCTGTAGAGCGCTTAGCTAAAGAGGCTAACGCAAAACTTCCTTTGAAACCATTACATTTGTCACTTGAAAAAAAAATCTCACTCGCTTCAGAAGCATTCGCAAAGCTATTACTATCGGCGGCAGAAGGAATAACTACAACTGAAGCGAATGAGAATAGAATTTATCCATTATTAGTAACACTTTTACCTGAAACTCAGAATGCTAGTGACATTATATCTACGCGCTTGTTTAGACTTGGAGAACGCGAACATCAACATCGTCCAGTTCATAAGATAGTAGTTGAATATTGTGCCGCAAATTATTTGGTGCAAAGAATAGCCAATAGTCAAGACTCACTTACTCTTAGTAAATGCCTTGCAATCATAGCTCCAAATAATGTTCCTCGCGATGAACTAAGAGGACTCATTGGTTGGATGGCTGCTTTAGGAAGTAAAACAATACAAGAGAAATTGATAGAAATTGATGCTTATGCAGTTCTTGCTAACGGTGACCCATCCCAGTTAGAACCATTATCCAAAAAACTTCTTTTAAGTAAGTTAAAAGAAATTGAAGAAAAAGATCCTTATTTCAGAAGGGGTGATTTTTGGCGAAGATTTAGTGTGGCAGGGTTCTTTACAGTAGATATTACAGATGAAATAAGAACATTTATACTTGAGAGTAATGATGGGCATTTAAGAGGGTTGATTTTAGAATTAATTTCTGGTTCAGAAGTCGTTGAGTCTCTTTTGGAGGATATTAATTACATTGTAGGCAACATCGAGGAATCCAATAATATTAGAATTCTTGCTGCAGATTGCTTGTTACATCTTGAAAAATATAATTTCTCATCTTTGCTTCAAACTTTATTATTTGAATCATCCCATACAGCCTTACATATATCCGCCTCAATTATTGAAAAAGTCGGTGTTAGTAGTTTTAAGATAAAATACATATCAAATTATTTAAGATTGTGTGCTCACTTATACCCTACCGAAAGAGATACACATGAAAGAGTAGTTGGCTCGCGATATTTCATTAGGAAATTCTCAAAACAAATACCTCGAGAGTATCTTGTGCCACTTCTTGATTCATTAACTGCAAATATCATATGCACTTGTGGAAAGGACAGGTTTGAATGTTATTGTAGACTTGGTATAAGTAAAGTTGTAGGGTTAATTCTAGATCGTTACTTTGAAGATACGCCACTGCCATACTCCCCTCAACAGTTATGGGCATGGACAAATAAACTTATTTACGATCATCAGATTGACCATAGATACAGTAAAGCAGTCGAAA